CGGCTTTTCCTCCCCTCAGATGTATTCTTCCATGGTCACATTGACCTTTGCCCGTGCCAGTTCTCCCCGGTTGTAGACCACCTCCCATGCCTCGCTTAGATCGGTGATCCGCCACCGGTATCGGCCTACCCGCTTGCCGCCGACCACAAAGGCATAAACATCGCCCCTCTCGGCGTGTCTGGCCAGCATATCAAGGATGGCTCTCGGCCTCACGCCGTAGTTGCAGTCGAGGGTAATGGTGAAGGTCAGCTTTTGGAGGTTTGGCCGGAGGTATTCTGTCTGGTCTTTCAGGCCCATGCGGCTGTGCATTGCCCAGCTGGAGCCGACCGTGTGGTTCATGTCGCTGAAGGTCAGCACCCGCTGGTCGCTCACACTGAACACCACATCCGTTCCCCAGTTTCCGATAGCCATGAGCCGCCTCCTATTCCTTTGGTTTTGAGGTTTCACCGCCGCTGTCCCCATCGTGGATGTGTTTCTGCAGGCTGATCGTCCCGGCTATCACATCCCCAGTCACCTTGATGGCCGGGGTGTCTATGTTGATCCCGGTTTCCGCCTTGATTTCGATTTCCGGGACAGTGGCTTTTATTTTGGGTGCGGTGACCGTGATCGTGTCCGAAGTGATCACCGTGACCGCGCCGCTCTCGCTGATTTGGATGGCGGCATTTTCGCCCACCATGAAGGTCATGCTCTTGGTGGAGCCGAGTGTCATATCCCCGGCAATTCGCAGGGTGTAATCCTCCGATTTCTCATCGTATCGTTCCACCGCTTTTCCTGGGGTGTTGCAGTAATCCCGGCGGTCCAGGCCCTCGAAGCCCTCTATGGGCCTATGGCCATCGTGCCATACCGTCCCCAAAATAACGGCGGCGCAGGTGCCGTTGGAAAGGTGGGCCACCAGCACCTGTTCGCCTACCTCTGGATGCCAGTATTGCCGCCCCAGCACCAGGAAGGGCATCTCCGAGGTGGTGCTGTCATCCTTATCCTCGTAGGTGATTCTGGCGGTGCCGTTTGGGTAGTTAATGCTGGAGATTTTCCCGATTCTCAGGTAGTCCTTTTCCATGCGCCGCCTCCTATCCGGGATTGATCCAGTTGCCCGGAACCGTCTTTACTGTGCTGAGGTTCAGCATTCCCCCTGAAACATTGAACACCCAGTAGGTGCCGGGATGGCACATCCCGGTCGGATGTCCAGGCAGCGGCGATCCTGCCGCCGCCTCTGCGGCTGTGTAGTAGCCCTTCTTATCGCTGGTAACCGTGTACAGTTCCCCCTTTTGGGGTAGCCCTGCAGGTGTGCCGGGAGTTGAGCCTGAACCACCGCCGGAGGACCCGCCGCTTTGGCTGCCCTGCTTCTCTTTCTCAAAGTCGCAGGAAATGGAGGACGCCTCTGTGATGAGCGGCTCCACCAGCCGAAGTTCCAGGGCCATCTTATAACCGCTCCCCAGACTGTGGGTGATCTGCTCGATGAAGTATTTACCGGAAAGTCTTTTCAGGCCGCGGATTTCCACGCAGTCCGAAGCAATCAGCCCCGGCATGGCCATCATGGTGATGCTCATGGTGGTCATCCCCCGGTTCGCCTTGTTCAAAGCGGCCAGCGCTATTGCGGTCGCTTCAGTCAGGTTATCCGCCGGTTCGTTGCATTCGAGGATTCTGTCACCGCCCCCAGCGGTCACGGTGAAGGTCTTGTTTTTGTCGCTGTTGGTGTACTGGTACTTTACCCCGGTATAGGTGCCGGTGGTCTGGGTATTCCACGACCAGCCCGGTTCAAAGTCCGCCGGGGTAAGGATGGCCTTTGCCTTTTTGGCCTCATAGGTCCCCTCTGAAAAGACCACTATCCTGCTGTTGTAAATCTTCAGGGCGAGGCCGAATTTCTCCACCAGGCCGCAGTAAAATTCACAGTCATTCTGGTTATTTTGCTCGACCTTTTGAATGGCGATGTCGCTGGCATCGAAAAACAGGGAGATGCCGGACCGGTCTGCGATGGCCTGCCCGATTTCCTGCAGGGTGGTCTTTTCGTAGGTTTCCGTCCGCTTGGTGGCCTTGAATCCGCTGTTGTCAGCGGGGACTGCCACGGCATCCAGGCTCAGGCGGATAGGGCCTCCGGCAAAGCTGAAATCATCCACCCGGAAGGTACCGCACGGGAATCTGGAATTCTGCCCGTCCCCCCACCAGTTGAAGGTCTGGATGGTGGGCTGTAGCAGGTCCCCCTTTTGGGGGAACCATGCGCCAATCCATCGGTGATCCCGGTCGTTTATCTGGATGCTGATTTTATCGCTGGAGCCGGAGGCCACATCCGTGTACTGGAATGAAGCCAGATAGGGGGCAATCTGCCCGGAGGCGTTTGCGCCGTTGTAAAGCAGGGATACATTTGCCTGTCGCGGGAGCATACTATTTCCTCCATTCTGGCAGGTCATCGGTGGCGGTTGTTTCCTCTATTTCCGGGATGGCCACCGTCACCCCGGCGGGGAATACCTGATAATCGAGGAGGGGACGGTTTTCTCTGGCCTCCATCAAATCCTGCGCCCTCAGTACATTGCCATAAATCCGCAGGGCGATGGTGTCCCAGGTATCCCCCATGATGGTGCTTGTGGTTTTCATGGCTGCCCCTCCTATGCGAGTTTTGTCCGGTCGATGTCTTTCAACCATTGTTTTGCCATACGGTTGAATTCTTCCTGGGACATTCTTTCCGCCGCCTCCAAATCCTCACGGCTGGGGGCTTCACCCTCAAAATGGTATTGCGGCTGGTAGTGGATCACGATGGGAGGCTGGCCGTTCCCGCCGTCCTGCGGCGGCGGATTGTCCCTGTTTCCGCGAAGTTCGGCCAGCAGGTCTGTGATTGGGATCACATTGCTGCTTCTCATGGCATCTTCCATGAGGCCGTGCATCTGGCCCCAAAGCTCCGACAGCGGGATGATGGCCTCTGTCCCGGCCTCCCCGGCTTCCAGCAGGGTGGGCTGGTTTACAACACCGCCCTCTGCCAGCTGCGGAATAGTCGGAAGATTAAAGCCGAGTTGTTTCCCGCCCACGCCCGGCACCCAGTCCGGGATTGTGACGGAAATGCTGTTGATTTTTTCCAGGATGAAGTTGATGGCGGAAATCACACCGTTTATCGGGGCTTTTACCAGATTGGCGATGGCCCCGAAGATGTTGCTGAAAATATCCACGATGTTTTGCCATGCGGCACTCCAGTTGCCGGAGAACACATTCTGGATAAACTCGATGATCCCGCCGAAGACTGCCTTGATGTTGTCAATGGCAGCGGTAATGCTGGAGGCCCAGCCGGTGAAAATGGCCCCCAGGAATGGCACCTTTTCCTGGAGGAAGGTACCGATTGCGTTGATGGAGCCTTTCAGGGATTCCAGCGCTGTGCTTGTTATATTCCCGATGCCGCTCCATGCTGCTGAGAACACGCCGCCGAGCCATTCGCCCACAGCTCCGAAAATATTCTTGATGCTGTCCCAGAGGGTCTGGAAGTAATTGCCCCAGCTGGAGAAAACGCCCTTGATGGCCTCCCATGCCCCTGCAAAATCGCCATGCAGCACGGCTTTTACCGCACTGAAAATCCCGGCGATGGTGTCAAATACCGCTTGGAAAAACGCGACAGCTGTGTTCCAGATGCCCTTGATGGTTTCCCATGCGGTCTTGAAAAATCCGCCCAGCACGGCTCCGACCACCGAAAAGACAGCCTTGATGTATTCCCAGATGGTAGAGAACCACGGGGAAACCACAGCCCAGACCAGCTTGATTCTCTCCCACGCCGCCTTGAAAAAGCCGCCGAGAACCTTGACCGCTACGCCGAAAATAGCCTTGATGGCTTCCCAGATGGCGAGAAAATAGGGCTTTACAAAATCCCAGATGGTTTTGATCAGTTCCCAAGCGGCGGAGAACGCCTTGCCAATGGAGGTCAAGACCGCCCGGATTCCCGGCAGGACATTGGCCTGGAAAAAGGAAATAACCGCCGAAACGGCGCTTACAATCGTATTCCATGCCGCCTGCAGGTAGGGGGCTATCTTTGCCCAAACCTCTTTGACCGTTTCCCAGATATTTTGGAAAACCACTTTTGCCTTTTCCCAGAATGCCTGAAGGTAAACCTTGACCGCTGCGATGATGGCATCCACTTTTTCGCGGAACCACTCGCATTTGTTGTAGAGCAGAACCACAATGCCGATCACGGCGGCAATGGCTAAAATCACCCAGCCGACCGGGTTGGTGGCCATGAAGGACATAATGCTGGCCCCGATACTCTTGAGCACACCGCCAAAGGCAAGGACACCGCTTTTCAAGCCGGAAAAAGCCGTTTTTCCCAAGGAACCGATTGCCTTAAAGCCGCCCGTGAAAGCGGACAGCTTTCCCTTTACAGCCTCTGTGGCCAGCTCTGTCAGCTTGATTTTCCCTGTCAGTACCCCAAAAGCCGCCGAGGTTGCCGGGAGCTTCCCGTTCAGGACGGAAGTCACCAGACTGGTGCCTTTCGTCACCTGCTGGAAGGCTTCAAGCGTCTTTGTCGCTGCTGTGATCTTGCCGCCGAGGTTGGAGAGGGCAGTCAAGCCCTTGAATCCTGCGTAGGCCGCGATGATGGCCAGCACGAGGGTCTTATGCTCTGTGAGGAAAATACCGAGGTCTGCCAGCCGGTCCACCAGATTCAGAGCGCCGTCCACAATGGCCGGAAGCGCTGTCCCTGCGATGAAGTCGAGAACCGGCTCTCCATTGACCTTCAGGTCTGCGAAAAATGCGCCAATTCTGGAGGCCAATTCCCCCAGCTTATCAAAGGTGGCGCTGTGTTCACTGACCACCTGACCGATGCCGCTGGAAGCCATGCCGAAAAGCTCCACCGCCCGATCCTTGAATGCGATGATGTGCGGCAGGGCTTTTTCTGTGAAACTCTGCGCCGCTGCCGTGACCGCTGTCGTGATATGCGGGATGTATTCCGCCACCTGATTGATGGCGGCTGTTGCGTATGGGGCGAAGGTGGAAACCAGATTGATTTTCAGGTCATCCATGGCGGATTTCAGGCGTTCTGTTGCGCCCTGCCATGTGTTGGTGACCGTGTCGGCCATGGTGCCGAGTGCGCCGTCCGAATTGTAGAGGGCCTGTGTGAGCGCATTCCATTCGGTGACACCCTCTGCCGTGGTGGTGGTCAGGCCGGACATGAGAGCGTTTAGCGCATCGGTGTGCTGCTTCCCGCCGATTGCGGCGAGGGCGGCGTTGCGCTCTGCCTCTGTCATATCCTTTGTGGCCTCGTACACCCGCTGGATGGTTTCCTGCAAACCGATGAAGTTTCCGGCGCTGTCAAATGCGGATATGCCGAGTTGTTCCATCATCTTCCCGGCCTGTCCAGTGCCGGTAGTAAGATTCACAAGGACGGCGTTCAAAGCATTTCCTGCCTCGGAGCCTTTGATACCCCGGTTGGCCAGAACACCGAGCGCTGCGCCGGACTCCTGAATCGGCACCCGGAGATTTTTGAGGGTGCCGCCCACGCCGATGTAAGCCTCCATCAGCATCTCTGCTGTCTGGTTCGATTTGTTGTTGGCCTGTGCGGCCACATCGAGGTATTTGGGCAGGTCCTGGACCCCCAGTCCGAGGGCGCTCATGCTGTCCGTTACAAGATCGGAGCAGCGGGCCAGATCCATCTGTGTTGCCTCCGAGAGCCGGAGGATGGGTTCCAGACTGGCGATGGAATCATTCACACTCCATCCGGCGAGGCTCATGTAGCCGAGGGCATCGGCGCATTCGGAGGCAGATTTGGTCGTTGCCTTTCCCATCTCCAAAGCCGCCGCCCGGAGGGCATCGTACTGTTCCCCCGTGGCGCCGGCGATGGCGGAGGTATTGGCCATTGCCTGTTCAAACTCTCCGTATGTACCGACCGCGTCCGAGATAAACTGTCCGACCTGCAGAGCGCCCCAGGCGGCGGCTGCTACCGCCGCCGCCTGTTTCGCTACAGTGCCGAGATTTGTCAGCTTGCCCTCTGCTTCTCCGATGGCGCTGTTGAACGAGGAGGACACCTGACCGGCGATTTTGATTGCGAGCTGGTATTCTTTACTTTTTGCGCTTGCCATTCGCTGCTGTCACCGCCCTTTTGAATGCATTGACCGTTTCCAGAAGTTCATAGATTGGCATCCGCTGAAACTGGATGTAATCCGAATGGAGGGAAATGGCCAGATGCATACAGATGTCCCGGAGCGCCTCCCCGTCACCCGGCCTTAATCCTCGCCGTAGAAAAAACTGAATAC